ATTCGTAAGGGAGTGTGTAGAATGATAATGTTTATATGCTTAACCGATTTAGGTGAAAATACACAGGAAGTGATAGAATGACTACGACCGAAGATATGATGAAAAATGTGGCAACGAATGTTGGTGTTGATGTATCTGTTCTCAAAGCGAGAATGGAATCTGTTCTTGAAGAACAGGGTTCAGCATGGCGTAATGCTGGAAAGAATGACGAAGAATGCAGAGTGTTTGCTCTAAGAGTTTCTGCTAGACAAATAGCATCCGAAAGTGCTAAGTTAAAGAGAAGTGGTGCTGAATCTCTAAAGGGTATGTTTATCAGTGTACCTAGATACAAAGATTGGGGCCAACTACTATACCGTAAGATGGACAACACTCTAAAGATGGCTAGTGAAGATGTACGAGAATCCTTAGTAACGCAAGGTAAAGTAGTAATCTTTAGTGATAATTACGACGGTACTTACAGTCGTGCTATCAACCCATCTCTACGAAACAAAGTTGCCTTTGAAGCAGACTACGATGAAGATTCAGTTACAGAGTTGCCTAAGAACATCAAGCAACTTGATGAGTCTACTTACTACTACATAGTATGGGATAACAAGTCTCCGACTTTCCCATCGGGTGATGCTAACTTCAAGTACGGCTCTGCTAGACCTACTAAGGAATTAGAGAGAACTATGCTATTCGCTACTGCTGACGGGCCTGTAACAATCAAGGCTTCTGGTGTTGTGGCCGAAGATGCTCCCCCTACCTTTGTACCGGGAACCTATGCGGTTCGTATGGGTCGCAACGGTGTTGGTTATGCTAAGGCTGGTGTATCAGTATTCAAGCGCGACGATTCACTAGCATCTGAATTCCCTCTCCCTCCCTTCCGTAGCGAAGATGGCGGTCTCATGGGCAGTATGCTTGGTGATGACCTATTGAAGAATCTTGATGCCGTTGGTCCGTTCTATGAGGCTAATCATGGTACTGATGGATGGTGGGATAGACTCATTGGTGTACTTACAGAAGTTATTAGCATTGAACCCCGCGACAATGGTGGCTTCAACCTAGTAGTTGCTGACTTAGATATTACTTCAATGGCTCCAGTAGTGGACATCTATATCCCTGCTTCCCAAGAGAGTATGATTGACTTCGCCGTTGGCACTAAGGTACTTGTGATTGCACAACCTTGGAAGACTCAAGATGATGAGTACCGACTATCTGTAAATGGTTGGTGGGCCTTCGATGCGATTGCTCCTATGGCAGACGTACCAGTAGATTCTGTGGATGATGGGTGGGACGCATGAGTTGGGGCCAACATCCAGAAATGAGCCGCTCCGCTACTTCTACCGCGGCGGTAAAGACATCTTATGATGCAGATTACTACAATAACTTGTTTGACAACAATCAAGCAAAGTATCGTCCTGTTCGTATGGCCCTTGTTGGTCGTGAGAATACTGCTAAAACTGGACTTGCTCTTGACCTACTTAGGCCGGAGATTGAGGCTGGAAAGAAAGTGGCTATCTTCGATGTGGACAATTCTGCCAAGCAGACCGTTGATTATCTGTACCCCGGAAAGGACAATATCATAGTGCTTCCTCTCTTTGATGAGTTAGATGATTCTATCTTCAATGACGATAACTCTGTGAACTATACGGCTCTTATCGATAAGGTATCATGGTTCACTAATATTGTAGCAGAACGTGTCAAGGCTGGAGAAGAATATGCTGGTATCATCTTTGATGGTGGCTCTACTTTCCTTAAGTGGTGCGAACAGGCTATGACTTATGTATTGCAGAATCGTTCTAAAAATCCGGTCAATCCCGAAGATGGAGATAGATTCAATCAAGCAGAATGGCGTATTCGTAACAAACTGTTCCGAGATACTATTCAACGTATTCATGGATTAGATGTACCGAAGGTATTCTTCACATTCCACTTGAAACCTATTCAAGAGTATGTGGACAATGGTTCTGGTGGCAAAGTTCTAATGAGTGTCGGTGAACGCCCTGAATGGGAGAAGGGAACTATGCGTTGTTTCTCGCAACAAATATTCCTAACTCGTTACATGAAGAAGGCTGACCCTGCGGCTGGTGTTAAGGGCGATAAATCCTTAGCCGAAGGTGAATGGGCAGTAAAGGCAATCATAGAAGAAATGAAGGGTCACAACATGGAACATCTAGGCGAGACTCATACTATTCTATCTGTTAAAGACGGTAAAGTAAATTGGTCTGGTCTACCTTTCTTGAATTGGGAGTGATTGGGTGAATATTAGAAACGATGCGCTAACTAGGCTTCTTACGCTAACTAAGCGACCACAAACGGTTGCTGGCAAGAAGCAAGACCAAGTAGAATCTACTCTACTTCGTTTCGGTGGTGTTTGTGTTGAGACAATCAACATAGTGCGCGATGGCGTTACTTCCCTTTCGCGTTTCTCTACACCTCACAAATTACCAATGGCGGTCAATATACCAATCGCATCTATCGACGCGGTGCTAGGGATTCTGCCTTATCATGGTACAGAAGTATCTTTGTCATGGTCTTACGATAAGTTGGAGATACGGTCTAGGAACAAGAAGACTACCCTAACAAGTAGTCTCAACGCTCCAGCCTTTGCTAACTGCCCCGACGCAATATCTGTTTGGGCGGAGAAAAGCCTAAGTAGATTCGACCAACTGAGGGAAGATGGAGCATATCTAATAACAAGCACAGGCGAGTGGTTGTTGCCTAAATTATCTATCACTCTTGATTCATCCGAATTGTTTGAGGCTCTACGATGCGACGCTATCAATGGGCAGAAGACTAATCGCTTTACCTTTGCCTATGATGCTGATTATATGTCCGTTAAAGTAGGCTCTGAATTGAAAGGTGCTACTGAAACTATTTTTTCTTTACCAGACCAAATGTTAGATGCTGGAGAAGTTACTATTGAAGGTGGTATCGATTCGGTACTCAAACACTACGGCGGAGATGTCACATTACATTTCCTAGATTTCAGTGAATACGAACAAGGAACCCGTATTCTATTCGTATTCCCTAATGGAGACATGGTTTTCCAAGTGGGGTTATTGGAGTGATTAACATGAAAGCAGAAATATTATTAACAGACGACGACGGAAACACGACTAGCATTACGATTCATCCCGAAGATGGCTTGGTAGAACAGCCTCTAGGTGAATGGGGATTCAGCGGTAGATTGGTCAAAAAGAGCAAGGATTACCGTAACGAAGAGTGGTTAAGGAATCAGTATGAGGTGTTGGGTAGAAGTATGGCAGATATAGCCGATGACTACGGTGTAACACCTATGGCTATCTTAAAGTGGCTAAACAAGTTTGGTATCGAGACAAGAGCAAGAGGTAGAAGAAAGTAAGTATATTTCGCGGTTTGCCCTGTAATAACGGTATATGAGGGTCATTCTCTCCCGCAGAACATCGCGGGACGGGCAGGGGGTCAATCCTCCGCTCCCACCGTTCCCGCTTTATATACTTGTTTCTACGAATTTTTTGGAAAAAATTTGTGATTGATATGGCTGGTGTTTGTAAAAAATGCAAGCGTTGGGCTGTGTTACACCCCGTACATCGTCTTTGTTACAAGTGCTTCAAGAATACTTATATCCCTACAAAGGAATACGATAAATGGTGGAAGCGATGATAGTCGAACAGGGTAAAGGTCGAGAAGTAATCATCCGTTATAGGGATGAAAACGATGTTCGTAAAGTCATCAAAGATAATGACCACTGGCCTTACGCTTTTGTAACTGACGAATCTGCAAAATGGATTCAAGCAGTTAGGAAAGAGGCTGGTTATGAGGGTTTGTACGGTGAAGACCTAACTAAAATAGTTGTGTCGCACCCGGAACAACTACGTGCAATCAAAGACGTAGGGCCGACTTGGGAAGGCAATATACCGTTTGTTAATCGTGTGCTTACTGATAGAATAAACGAAGGTATGCCTCCCATACCCAACTATAATCATCGCGTCTGGTATATGGATTGTGAGTGGTCGCCGGACACAAGTGAGATGAGAATTATTGTAGTCTATGATTCTTATACAGAACGAGAATACGTTTGGTTTATTCATCCAGATTACGAGGCTGGTAAATATAGTAAAGTAGGAGACTATGAATACGAAACTCATGCTATGTGCTTCGCTGATGAGAAGACTATGTTAGAACATTTTATCAATCACATGAAGCGTTGTGACCCCGACATCATTACTGGTTGGTTCGTCGTTGGGGCAGACATTAAGACCATAGCAGAACGATGCAGGTCACTCGGTATGAATCCGGGTAATATGTCTCCTATGCGTCGGTTTCGTTGGAAGTTTGGTGATTGGGAACAGCCGATAGTAGGACGGAATTGTATAGACCTCATGATTGGATTCTCAAAGATATGGGAGATGAAAAA